AATGGAATCAAACCGCTGGTATTGCATTGGAACAGATCAAAGACCGAAACTATATTCGCTGTTTGAAGGATTATCATGGAAAAGTGCTGTTTGTTGGCGTGAACTATGATAAGAAGAGTAAAAAACACGCTTGTCAGTTTGAGATGATGGAAATTTGAAAAACTCTATAGACAGACTTAACAGAACATATATTGAATGCAAATATTAGGGTGAAAACCATAAAAAGCACAAGCAAATCCACTATTAATTGTCACATCCTAAACTTATGAAAGGTACTCGTGTATTTGCTAAAACTTACAGTAGATTAGTAGCTATATATTTGGTAGACTAAGAAGGATTAAAATATGGGAAGCATTATTGATTTTAGTGGTATAGAAAATTGTGAACAAGCCATCAGAAAAACATGGGATGAATTTAGGGAATGTTTAGCAGCTGGTGTATTTTCTTATGATGAAATTGAAAAAGCTAAAAAGCAGAAATTTTTAATGGTATATGATGATCTATTTTATAAACATTCTGGTATTGACCAAAGTACGATTGTTTTTAAGGATTTGAAAGATAAGCTAATGGGAAGAGGTGCTATATTGAAAAATGATGAGATTCCTAATTATGATCGTTTTCTTCCTAAAGAAGAGTATATCAAAGAAGATAATCGTTTTAGCCCTCCTCATGTGGAATGGCTTTATTTGGCGGTTGGCAATGATAATGACATTCACGAATGTGCACAGGCTGAATGTCGAGCCAAAAGAGGAAACATGTTTGGATTTTGTCATTTTCAACGAGACACCAAATATGATATGTGCAAATTAGTAGATCTAACCATTGCAGACGATATTTCTTATGTAGAATTAAATGTAACTTTAGAAAAATATGTACAAACGCAAACTAAAAAACGTAAAAAAATTATAAAAGCAACAGGTTTTCCTCCTAAAATAAACATCGATCAAAAGGAATTGGAAAAAGTCTTTACTCAGTGGGCTGTATACACTTATGTAAAATTACTATCGACACAAATTTTCAAGCCACTCGATAGTTGTGATAATAAAGCAATTACTTATGCCCCGTTTCAAACAATTGCTCAATATTATATTTCATTGGGATATTCTGGTATTATTTACGATAGTACCGTATGTTTGAAAGGAAAGAATATAGTGTTATTTGACAAGCATATGGCCTGTCCAGTAGGGACTATAGAAAACTACAAAATATTGTAAGTCTGGAAAGTCGATTAGATGTATTCTTACAAACAATTTGAATAAGAAAATGGTTATGACCTTGTTGCTGTAGTCGATAAATAGTAAGGACATTTAGCCTATTGTATTGAGTCAGTTTAAGATGGTAGAGATATATGCTATTTGCGAGAAAATTCAAATTGCTTATTCAGTATGGCTGTATGGGTAATTAAACGAAAATGCAGACATTAAAATTGAAGTGTCGTTGCACGTTGAGTGCGTAGTTCTGCTGACAAGGAACAATTGATAAAACGCCGATTTTACGCAGTTTTACGGAATATGTGCAATTCAAAAAGCACTCAAAACAGCCCAGTTTTCGTGTAAATGAGAACATATCAGACAAATTGAAAAATTGCTATGAGATACACGGAATTTCCGCATTTTTACGCACTCGGTTGGTTGGTGTGTAATTCTGCGATTGCCCCTTTTTCAGTGTGTGAAAATGCGGACAGGTTTCAAAACAACGTATTATCGAGGAAAACGAAGGCGCAGTTTTTCATTAAGAGTTGTAATATGGTTGAGTGTGTGAATATGCAGACAGAAAATACGCTTTAAACCAAAAAGGAACCGGTATGACCGTTATGGTCGAGGAAGAATAAAAACAGCCCCGCACCACTGAAACCAGTGACGCGGGGTTCGCTCTATCTATTCACTTTTCGATCGTGATATTTACGCCGGACTTGAACTCAAACAGCAGATGCTCCGGAAATATCGTGATTTTTGCCAGCAGATGCTTTACCAGTGTATCGTCAAATGTCAGGCGTTTCGGCTGGGACTGGATGAACGCCTGCAGTTCCTTGATACGGCTCTGGTATTCTGCCTTCGATACATCGTCCATCACCATCTGCTCCCGAAGCTGCCGCAGGCGCAGGATTTCTTCCGCCAGATCGTCGTAGTTCTCGTGACGTTCTGTTCGGTCGATCAGCTCACGCTGAAGGTCTTCCATTCGTGCGTCAAGGTACTCAACAGAAGCCGGATTCACCTGCTTGATCGCAAGCTCAAGGTTCTGCTGCAGTATTTTCAGGTATTCTCGGCTGTTTCCGACGATCTGATTGACCGCCTCCAGAAAGGCATCCTGCAAAACGTCCTCCCTGACTGTCCGTGAATTGCAGGTCTTTTTCTCGTGCAGGTGGTTCGAACAGCGCCAGACGATGTACTTACTTCCGCGATTATTCCAGTGCAGCCGCTTGTAGATTTCCTCACACTCAGAGCAAAAAACGATCTGCGAAAAAGCGTGATTGGAGCTGAACCGGCGTTTCCTGCTGTTCTCGGTGCTCCGCCTCGCCATTTCCTCCTGCACTCTCATGAATAATTCCTTGGGGATGATTGCTTCATGGTCGTCCTCGATGTAGTATTGCGGCAGAGTGCCGTTGTTCTTGCCACGCTTCTTGTTCAGGAAGTCTATGGTGTAGGTCTTTTGCAGGAGCGCGTCACCCATGTACTTCTCGTTCTCCAGTATCTTGCGGACGGTGCTGTCGTGCCAACGCGGATTTCCCCTTGCGGTACAGATGCCGTCACGCTCCAGCCCTCTGGCGATCTTCATGCAGCTTGCCCCCTCCAGATACTCCCGGAAGATACGCTTGACGATCTCAGCCTCTGCCGGATTGATGATCAGATGCCCCGACTCGTCCTTGTCATAGCCGAGGAAGTTTCGTGCATTCACCATCACTTTCCCCTGCTGGAAGCGGTACTGGATTCCCATTTTCGTATTCTTGCTGAGCGACTCCGATTCCTGCTGTGCCAGCGATGCCATTATGGTAAGCAGCACCTCGCCCTTAGCATCCATTGTGTTGATTGATTCCTTCTCGAAGAAAACAGGGATATTCATGCCTTTCAGCATACGGATATAATTTAGGCAATCCACAGTGTTTCGGGCAAATCGGCTGATTGACTTGGTCAGAATCATATCGATCAGCCCTCTTTTGCAGTCCTCGATCATAGTGTTGAACTGTTCTCTCTTTTTTGTATTGGTTGCGCTGATTCCCTCATCCGCATACACCCTGACGAACTCCCACACCGGATTCGTCTTGATGTATTCCTCATAGTGCTGGATCTGCGCCTCGTAGCTGGAAGCCTGTTCCTCGTTGTCCGTTGAGACACGGCAGTATGCCGCCACCCGCAGGCGCTTCACTTCCTCCTTTGCTGCCGCATTGCCTTTCTGCGGCTTTGCAGGTATTTTTATGACATTCATCGTTTCACCTCGATCAGACTATAGATGTATTCTGCTTGCTGAACCGGATCACTGAACTGCTGCTTCGGCACAAACATTTTGAACTCGGTGAAAATCGGCGGCTCTTTCAGGCGCTTTCCCCTGCAATGCTTAGAAGCTCTGCGGAGCAGTTCACCGTTGGCTCTTGCGAATACCTCCTTTTCGATAATCGCAGGATAGAATTCGTTCCCGATATACCGTTTTTGCCGGATGATCTTTTTCACGGTGCTATGCGGGAAATCGACACCAGTTGCATCTGCTGCCTTTTGCATACTCATACCAGACAGATAATTCTTGAAAATGCTGCGGATGATAGCCGCCTCATCTTCTACAACAACGATTGTCCCGTTTTCTATTTTGTATCCGTACATAATTCCTCCTTCAAAGTCAGTCCGCATTTCAGCTTGAATCCGACGCTTTTCCTTGTGTACACGATGATACGCTCAACAAAGGATGCAAAAAGCTGTTCACTGAACTCGGTCTGCATCCCGGCAGAATCGCTAAACCGCAGAAGTGCTTCCGTCTCGCTGAGCACCGCGCTTGCATCGGATTGCTGCAGCGCGGTTATCTTTGACCTTAATTCCTCACACTGTTTATCTATGCTGCCGATCTCCTGATTATAGACCGCACTGTCGATGATACCCTTTGCGCGAAGCTGACGGATTGTATCTTTCCGTTCTGCATAACGCTGCAGTTCTTGCTTCATTCCCTGAATCCGCTGAATATTCTCGTCAGAATTGGTAATCCGGAGCATCTCATAATAAGGGTAAAGCACCTGCTTGCCGCCAAAGACCAGCTTATTGAGCGTCGTAACAAACGCCGCCTTGAATGCTTCCTCATGGATAAACATCATGGAGCATTTCGCTTTGTTTTTCAGATGCGTCTTGCAGCACCAGCTTATGCCGCTGGAAATCGTCTGCCGTTTAAAAGTATCGCCGCATTCTCCGCAGGTAATGATGCCAGAGAACAGATACCGGTTGTTGTACTTTCTGGTACCTCGCACGATGCACTTTTCTTTAATGTGCATTTCTATGATCTCCTGCACTTTATGGAACTCTTCCTCGCTGACAATAGCTTCATGATGCCCGGAAACAAAGTAGCTGTCGGCTTCACCGTGATTGCGATGTCGCTTAAAGCTGCTGTCGGTGTAGGTCTTCTGAAACATTGCTGCACCATAGTATTTCTCGTTCGTGAGAATACCCTTAACCGTTGATGCTGCCCAAGCGCTGCCCTTTCGTGTCGGAACACCTTGTTCTTCGAGCATATGTGCGATCTTAAATGTGCCGATACCGCTGAGCGCCCAATCAAAAATCTGACGAACGTGTTTTGTTTCCTCCGGGTTTATCACCATCATGCCGTTTTCATCGCGTCCGTACCCATATGGCGGATAACCGAATTTATACTTTCCGGCTTCGATGCGCTTCTGCACCGTCCATTTTACGTTCTTGGAAATGGACTCCGATTCATCCTGCGCCATTCCGCTGATAATGGATAAGATCAGTTCGCTCTCCATGCTCCCGGTATCCAGATTCTCTTTCTCGAAGTAAACCGGGATGTTGTAAGAAAGCAGCTCTCGCACCAGCGACAGGCAGTCCGTGGTGTTTCGGGAGAAGCGGCTCACCGACTTTGTCAGCACATAGTCGATGCGTCCGATACGGCATTCATACATCAGCGCCTGCAATCCGTCACGAACATCCGCTTTTGTTCCGGTAATGCCAAAATCATAAAATATCCCGGCAAAATCCCAGTTGGAATGTCTCTTGATCCACGTTTCATAATGTGCTTTCTGTGCTTCAAGGCTTTCCTTCTGATCGTCATTGTCAGTTGAAACACGGCAGTAGGCTGCTACGCGGAGCTTTTTTACCTCATGCGGCTGTGCTTCAATTTTCTTGATTTTCATTGCTTTTCCCCCCTTTGTCAGTATACAATATTAACTCTGAGTGGCTGGTTTTTCAAGCGTTTTCGGTAATAAGTCCGCATACAAGGGAGAGAAAGATCGGCGGTTCAAGTCCGTTAATTTGTCATACTCGTCAAATGTGATCATACCACTGGCGTAGAGCAGTTCCGTGATTTCCTGCGCTTTGTAGTAGTTGATCTCATCAATGATTTTATGCTGTTCCATGATAGCACCTCCTATTGACAGCCGGAAAAGTCAACCCCTTCATATCCCACTACAGAATCGAGGTGCGTTTGGACGAAAAAATGCGCCCGCCGAGAAAAAATTCCCGACGGGCGCTGATGTTATGCCTTATTCAGTTTTCCGCTGTATTTCTTGCCGTCCACAGTGACCTCAACCGTGATGCCGTCATCGGCAGCAGGCGCAGGCGGATTCGGCAGGACTTCCTCCTTGCCGTAGCCGTTCAGCCCCTTTGCCTTAATGATGGTCGGGAAATCTTTGTAGCCGACATCAAGATCGACATTGCCGCTGATGCCTGCGACCTTGCCTTTCTCGGAGTGCTGCCAGATGCCGTATGCGCCGGTATAATTTGTCTGGTTACACCAGTGTGCCAGCCAGATCGTGTAGCGGGACTTAATGTCATCGGCGGTATGTGTTGTGAGAGAGGAAGCACAGCCGTACAGACCGGTAAAGTATCCGGCGGATTCAACTCTTTCAAGGAACGCCCGCATGATCGCCGACACCTTCTCCTTGCCGAGGTCAAACTGCTTCTTCTCCTCCACATCGTAGTACACCGGGAACTCGAACTGCTTCCCCTTGATGACGGACAGGAACACATCAGCCTCCAGACGAGCCTCGTCCTCGCTCATGGCGTAGGAATACCAGTACGCACCGACCGGAATGCCTGCTGCCTTTGCACCCGCATAGTTTTCCTCGAAACGGTCATCCTTCTGTGATGCCAGCCTGCCGAAACCTGCCCGGAGAATCGCAAAGCTGATGCCGTCAGCCTTTACCTTCTGCCAGTCGATCTTACCGTTATGAACGCTGACGTCGATGCCCTTCATATCCTCGCCTCCAAAGTATTTGTAGAAATTATCGGTCACGCTGCTGTTGCCGTGAACCTCATCACCGTACCACTTTCGCCCGGAACGCACATCGACGTGCGTATAGATGTAGGCAGCAGTGGTATTGGCGATGCCGGTAAAGCCCGTGTCCTGTGCCTTGCAGCAGACCGTCTTGCTGGAGATAGGCTGTCCGTTCTGCCCGTAGCAACAGATGTCCGCCGCCTTGCCGAGTGTATGCTGTCCCGTGCCGCTGCCCTTGACTGCCTTATCATGAGCAGCACAACGGAAGCCGGAAGTCACGATGATCTTAGAGCAGTTGAGGGCTGCATAGAGCGCCTCCAGCCTTGTAATGAGATCATCGTCGATCTGAAAATCATGTGCCTTGCCGCAT